TGGACGCTTCTTTTTAATAGCGTGTTTAATTGATTTTTTAGCCTTATTAGGGCTTACGGTGCGTAGTGCTACATTTTCCATATTATATTCCTCTTGTGTTGTCATCAGTGCTAAGTTAATTTCTAACTATACATATAGTATACACTCTACAGAATAAAAGTCAACCACTAAGTTGCCAAAATGTTAAATTATTTTTCGTGTCGATTCATTGCTTTAGTAAGACCGTATTTACGTAGGTCTCCGCTAAACAAATGTAGTTCCATTGCTTTCTTTTCGCCTGTGACTACAATCGAATTATGGGTAAGGTAGTAAGGACAGTCAATAAACTTGTCTAAGAAGATAATGACTTGTGTTGTAAGGGGCATATCTTTTGGATACGGTACATCATATGTCGCAAGATCTATTTCGGTTAAGATATCAAAACCTAATTCAGTGAGACACAGTCCGCCGGACTGTCTAGGATTCTTCCACCATAAGGGCATAAACTCTTTAACTGATAAATCGTTTGATGTTTTGCCTAGTTGATTGAGGAAGATTTTGGTATAAGTCTCTTTCCAGTTCATATCTCTGTTTCTAATTCACCTGTTGATAACTTATATACCGCAAATTCGTCTGTATTAAACATGTCGTTTAACTTCTTTGCTAAGTTATGAGCGTGTCCGGGGTTAGAAAAAGATACCTTCTTATACTTAGGTCCTGGATAGTTTGTGATAGAGTTTAAACTCTTTAGGTTGAAAGGTTTGTTGTTGTAGAACACTGCCCAGATAGCATCGGCATCTAGAACTTGTTCAGCTCTATAAGTCTTTTTATCTATGTGTTCTAGCAATACGGTTGGTTTAGGCCTACTCATATGCGTATACTCCTATAATTATATACGCATATATTTATCTCTTTTTACAGTTAAGTATGTAGTTTACTTCCAGTCAGTTCCACCGTCTAATCGTACTTCAATGTCACTTCCGCCGCCACTATTTTCTTTAACGTATCTTTCTAGATCGCCTTCTAGTCTTGCCATTACTATACCTAGTGTATATGCAAGATTCTTGGCTTGTGTTATAGGAAGTTTAACTTCTTTAGAGTTTGATAAATCTGCAGACTTAGTTTGCTGTAGAAACATCTGTATTGAAGAAGTGTTTAAAGGATCACTTGACATTTGCTTTACTCAACGCTGACTTCATTTCAAGATCTGTTTTAAACGGTCCTTGAAACTCGTAACGTTCTACAGTAAGTAGTTTAGGACAAAAGCTCTTTACCCAGCCTTTGTCAAAGCGTATAATGTAATATCCTGCACAATACAAGCTCTTACTCTTGTTACTTTTAGTAAACAATGGTAGTTTACGCTGTACATCTAGCATAGGATTGTAAGGATGTGTGCTTGTTGGAAAGTTATAAACTTCCTTCTCCGGCTTCTCTTCCGGTACATCTAGCACTTCACTAATCAGTACATTGTCTCCGAATGTACTCTTTAGTGCCTTTTTGCTGTCAAAATAAGTAGTTCCTGTAGGACCACTGAACATATACTTGTCTTCACTTATACTTAAAGTTCCAACTCGTACTCCTTCTTCTTCAAGAATCCAAAATTTATCTTTAAGAATAGTTTTTGTTTTTATCATTGTGGATACCTCGCTTGTAATGGTTCTGCAAAAGTTGCCGCCTGATCTGCAATACGTTGCATATCCCACTTAGCACAAAACTTCATAAGTCTCATACCAACTTGTGATACTTCTTTAGGCGTTGCATTTTCTGCAATCGTATTATTAATTATCTCTCTAATGTCTGCAGGTTGTGCAGTTAAGTCACATAGTGTAACATTACGTGTATAGTCATCTAGTACACGATGTTCAACACCTTCATGATCTACCCAACGCTGTAACATCATATTGTTCCAGTTGTAGCCTTTGCTATCTTTGTCTGCATATGCTTCAATAAGGCCTACTTTGTTCTTAGTGCCTTTTTTACGTACACCTGGAAATGCACTAAACACATTGTCACTAGTGTCGCCACGCATACACTTTTCAAATAACATAAAGTCAGGCTCAGGTGCAGGCTTTTCTAACTTAGTCTTCTTGTCAATAACACGATCACCTTTCTTGTCAAAGTAACCTTCGTGTGTAATTGTAACGTCTTGTATGCCGTTATACTGTTTACAGTTAGGTGCAATAAGTTGTGCAAAGTCACCGTCAGTACTAATAATAACATGATTGTCATTAGGGTGTGATTGTACCCAACCAGCAATAAGATCATCTGCTTCTAGTTGCGGATGACGCATAACAGTACAGTTAGTCTTTGTACTTACAAAGTCTTTAAACTCGTCAAATATTTCCCAAAACACTTTATCTTCTTCTGACTCAGTAACAGTCATCTTATCACGTGCAACTTGCCTATTACGCTTGTACGGCTCATAAAAGTCTTTACGCCAGCTACGACCTTCTAAACAGAATACAACATGATCAGCATTGAAGTCCTTCCATGCTTTCTTAACACCTGCAAGAGTAATATGTAGTGCCATACCTACTTTAGTATCTAAGTCGCCACGTACAACGTGCCGAGCTCTAAAGAAAGTGTTTGCTGTGTCTACAAGAATGTAAGTTGCCATATTATGAACACCCCGATATACATAATGAGAACAAGTCGCCATTCTGCACGAATGCAACAAGTAGTGTAATGCCTAAAATTTCTAACATAGTTTTGCCTTTGTGTAAATTATAGTACTATTATAGCACCAGATCTGGCTTGTGTCAAGTACTAAGATACTTCACTTCTTCCTTTGTCAATTGGTACTACATTAATATGTCCCATTCCTCTATCCGAGTCTTGTCCATCTTCTTGAAGCATTTGAGTAACAATAGTTCTAAACCATTGATCAACAATTTCTTCGTTCGTTTCTCCACTATACCCTACATCAAGTAATTGTTCGATAAACTCATTATTCCAATCGAGCTCAAAGAACCCGTTTCGAATGTTATCTGGATTTACTTGTGTATCTAATACAGCAACCCAAGGTTGACCTGCTTTAGTTGCTGCTTCTTTTTCTTTATCAAGAGCGTCACGTCTAATGTCTTCTTGTGTAGGTTCTTTAGTTACTTCTTTTGCAATTTTAGGCTGTATGCCTATTGCTTTTTTTACTTTATTCCAATCCATATTTACCATCCTGCCTTTCGTATTGCATCTTGATCAATAGATGCTTTCATTGCTTTTGCGTGTTGTGCATTTCTATATTCGCTCAACTTATTAAGTTCCCCAGGCATTTCCGAATAATGAGATGTGGAGTCTTGGAGTGAATCTCCATCCTCTTTCCATACACGCTTCGGCAACGTCTTTAACATTGAGGGAATATTCTTCACTGCGTCCACCCATTGGCATAAGATATACCGGACATTCCACCCCGGCACTTCTGTAAGCGTCCACAGCTTTCGTAACTTCGTCAAAGTCGTCATCAGTAGCCACAACAAACTTGAGATAAAGTTCACTACTGTTAACACTGTTATACTGACTAGCAACATCAGGCTTAATAGCAGTCTCCCAAGGTTCTCCTGAGACACTAAGTTTTGGGGAACAACTCCAAGTGACTTCAAATCTATCTTGAGTGCTGAGATAATCAAAGAAATCGTCGTGTAGATGTTGTGTAGTGTTTGTTTCAAATGTAACATTTTTTAAGTCCTGCATTCTTGGATGCTCAAATAGTTCGACGTACAATCGTTGCCACGCTAACAATGGTTCGCCACCTGTCATAATTAAATGGATGTCTTGTCCATTTTCCATAGTCCACTTACCTTCTGGAGTAAGTGATAGCAGATGTTCAACTACTTCATCAACTTCTGCTTGTTTGTTAAAGTCTTTAAACTCTGGATAGATACTTGCGTATGTATCACAGCCTGTATGTATAATAGGCAAGTCATTAAACTCTTTTGTAGTCTTATGCACATCGTTTGCAATTAAGTCAGCAACTTCTTGATTGTGTATAATACCTTGTTTTTGTTTCTCATCACGCATCGGTTCGTTTTTTAAGCCAAAGTTCATACAACGAAAGTTGCAACCAAAGGTGCGTAGGAATACACTAGGTACACCTACAAACTTGCCTT